TTTTCGTGCAGCCGGCTTGCTCCCCATAACTTCTTTAAGTTGTTCCCCTGGTTTGCGTAGTGTTTTGACTTCGCTCTTTGCTGAATCAAATCCTAGCAGTGTACTACCCTTAACAGTAAACACCTTGCTATACTCATCAGCAATGTAGTGATGAAGGCGCCGCTTTGCAGTATCATAGGCCCACGCTTCACTTGCACCATGCAACTTTGTAGGGTGAATGCTAATCAAGTCTAGCTTTGCAGCCGCATCCTTGAACACCTTCAAGTATTTCAATTTAGCAACAATCTTTTCAACAGGTACAGCCTTCTTCTTGCGAGGAGCCTTGCTTGCTTTCTTAATGCTAATGTAGCTGTTCAAGTCACTGAGAACCCCATCAATGAATTTGAGAATGTTACGAATCTGAACCTTACCTAGAAACCTGTAACCCTCTTTAAGATACTCGTCACCGTCAGAAAGTTTCTGAAATTCAGCTTGTTTGCGTTTCCAGATTTCAACAATGATTGGGATATGCTGTGGCATAACATTATATTTTGCCACGATATCAACTGTCTTTTCTGTTGCTTTACCTTTAGTAACAAAATCGTCAATCATCCCTTCCATTTCACCTGCTGCTTCTCCCGCCTTTTCTTTTAGAATTTCCTGAATATTGGGGCGTGTTGCTACTACAGTTTCCTTAGCAATACTAGTTTGACTAGTTTTCACTTCTGTTTCGGTTAGTGTCTTGATCAGTCGTTTGATGTCATTTTGCAAGGCAAGTTCTTCATGCTCAGTCAATTCTAGCCCGCGCATTGTCATTCGTGCTATCCAGCACAATGTCAGAATGAATTCACTTTCATGCACTTTCCTAAGCAATTTGGCTTCATCAGGGCGTTTATTGTAATCTAGATATTGTGCCATCAAATCCCTAGCATCTTTTTTGCTATAGAATCGGGTGTACCAAGTAAAGCTGCGGGCAAGAGCCGAGAATCGTGCTTCGGTATTAGGTTGAAGTGGGAAGAAAGGTTCTTCACCCATATATTTTGTATCAGCATCACGTGGGTTGAGTGCTTTTACAAAATGCTCATCCGTATGTTTGCGTGTAGCCATGTTGATTCCTATCTTTGTCTAAAGTAGATTATAACAGTGATTGCACTTAATGTCAAAACTTATTTTACCGCCCTGCACTAATCACCATACGGGTTTCTTTGTCATCCTCGTCAGAGAACTCAGGTTCCTTGGAAATACATTGTTCCACATCCTGCAAGATACGCCGTAGTTCGCCAATGTTGATTCCTAACATCTGAATCATCATTTCTTTTACACCTTTAGGGTAAGGATTTACTGATGGATTCTGGTATGTGTCCAACAGCAATTCCTTGCCCATGATTGTGTTACGCAGATTAGATGCTACGGTTTGGAAACAGTTCATCATATTGTCCTTCAAGCCACAGTAGCAAAATCTTCCGGAGTTTCTACCACTTCAACTACTTGAGATTTGAAACGCTCCAATGCATCATAATATTCAGCAGAGAAATTGGTATTTTTGCCAGCAACTTCCAGTTGATACTGATAGTTGCCAGTACGCCACAGAACTACCCGCTCACGGTTCTTGTTGTAACCATCTGCGATATACTGAATTTGATTCATTGCGTTGTCCTTTAATTAACTGTCTAAGTATGTATTATACACCCAAAACTATTTAATGTCAACCTGCTTAATCTTAGTAATCTTCGGGATGACCTTGATCAGGACCGCGATAGTGCGGGTTGGGTACCCATGAATCGTAGTCTGTCAGTAGCCATTGCTGATCCGGGCGTTCCTCGCCCACGATCCAAGCCCATTCGCGGATTGCTTGTTGAATATAAGACATTTTTGTTCCGTTTTGCGAGTTGATAAGAGTATTATATACCCAAAATCATTTAATGTCAACCTAATTCGTAGATACAAATGCTAGGATCCAGTTTTTTCAACTGAGTTGCTGCGGCCATCAATTGTTTGAATCGTGCGTTAACTTGGGTGCGGCTCAGTTCGCCATCGCAGGACAAGTTCTCTGGGCTCAAGTCAGCATCAAGGCTGTTGGCAATGCCCTGCCGACCCTTAGCAGTTTCAAACTCATATTCTTTGCCTTTGAACAATCGGTTCCATTTGTTCTTTTGGTCAATGTATGCTTGTAATGCTGACATAATTTACTCCGTTTGTTTACTGTCTAAGATTCTATTATAGCACCAAAACCATTTAATGTCAAATTTAGAGTATACTACTTTTAGTTTACCTTTTCGGTAACTGTCTTGTTGAAACGCAAATAACATACATCATGCGATTTACTAAATGCGGTCCCGGATCCGGTCATTGATCGGCTGTTTTCTACAAGAGTAGCACGACCCTCACTGACCATCTTGAGTGCTAGCTTATTCCACTTAGCACCTTCAACTGTGCGGCAACGCCCATTAGCATCCATCATGTCTACTAGATCAAAAGTAAAACTACGCATTTTGTTTCCTATTCTTTACTGTCTAAGATTCTATTATAGCACCAAAACCATTTAATGTCAAGTTTTGGTAATACCCCGTCATCTATATTTACGATAAATAAGTAATAAAGTGAATTAATTATGCCTAGATTAAGCCTTTGGCGCCCCAATAAAACGAACGACTACAACTTTTTTGATAGAACGATATCAGAACAGTTCACCGCAGGTGCCACGGATTTGTATGTTCATAAATACCTAGGCCCTACCAATCAGGGCACTTCAACTGATTATACACAACCAAACTATGATGTATTAAGCCCCACTAACATTCAAGACTTGTTATTTCTAGAGAATCGTGACAGAACATACGACCCAAATGTTTACCGTGTGCGTGGTCACTATAATGTACAGAATTTAGACTTTGATTTGAGTCAGTTTGGATTATTCTTAAACAATGATATCATATTCATTACGGTTCATTATAATGATATGATTGATTTAGTTGGTAGAAAATTGATGGTAGGCGATGTGATTGAGTTACCGCACTTGCTTGATTATAATCCGTTAAAAGAAACTATACCAACCGCATTGAAGCGATTCATGCAGGTTACCGATGCAAACTATGCAAGTGAAGGTTTCAGCCCAACTTGGTTCCCTCATATATGGCGTATAAAGTGTGAACCACTAGTTGATAGTGAAGAATTTAGTCAGATATTAACTGCTCCGATAGACCAAGATACTTACTTGGGTATTTGGGATATTGCCAGTCCGTACCCTGCAGGATATGTTATTACTTACGGTGACAAAAATTATACGGCATTGATTGATGTTCCTGCAGGGATTACCCCACCTAATACTACATATTGGCAACTGGATACAGCAGATAATCTCAAAGATATTCTTGCTACTTACAATACCAACATTGCAATCAATAATGCTGCACTTCAAGAAGCTGCCAGGCTTGTTCCAAAATCAGGCTACAATAGTAATAATTTGTATATTGTACCTACATACGGGGAATATTCAAGTAACGGTGTATTATCCAGAGCAATTAACAATCCTGCTCCGCCTATCAATGTAAACACAAATGGCGGAGTACCTAATCCTGCTTATACAGGTACAGTGATGATGGTGAGTAGTAGCCTATATAAAAATGCAAGTCCAGTAATCAGAATACCTAAGGCAGCAATAAAAAGTATTTGGGATATGACTGCTGACATGGGGTATGATAAATTAGAGGTATTCAATACCACTCATTTAGAAACATTCACACTAGCACCAGAAAGAACAGATACAAATTCAGGTAGAGTTAGTGGTGAAATAGTACTAACTGTTACTAGTAGCGGACCAAGCACGGGGCCATATGGCACCGCGGATAATACATACGCCACTGCTGATGCTAACCCTGAACTTCCGGGATTTACCGGAACAATTAGTCAACAAATGGATTGGAGAGCAGATTGTGATCCTGCATTTCAATTTATTTCTCGTAGTAGTCCACGTAGTTTTGGTTATAGTGCCGGTTATATGACAGGTGATGGGACCGCTCCTAATGGAGTCTCAGATGGTGCTTCTATTTCCGGTGCTGGCATCAGTTTCCCAACAAGTCCCCAAGTAGGTGATTATTTCTTACGAATTGATTACTTCCCACAACTATTATATCGTTGGGACGGTAGAGTATGGGTTAGAATATCATCTAATATAAGAACAGATACGGGATTCACTGCACAAGATCAATCGTTGTTATCAGGTTTCATCAATGATACCGCACAGACAAAACTTACTGACGGTACATATGTTCCGCAACGCCAAGCATTGTCTACTGCCCTAGCATTACAACCAGATCCAATTCCCCCACAACCTTAAGGTATTTACATGGCCGCCTTCTTCTATGATTCGCAGATACGCAGATTTTTAATCCAGTTTGGAAAAATATTTTCAAACTGGGAAGTTACTAAAGGTAAAGACCCTGCAGGTAATGATATTATTGTGCGTGTACCAATCATGTATGGTGATAGTAGTAGACAAGCCGCAACTATTATTGCTAATAATAGCGCAAGTAACTTGCCTAGCGCACCGTTAATTACATATTATATAAGTGGTCTGGAGTACAATCAAAAATGGACTCAGGATCCTACGTTCGTAGACAAGATTAATGTTCGTCAACGAGCATATAATCAAGAAACACAACAATATGAAACTGTACAAGGTCAGGCATTCACAGTTGAAAGATTAATGCCAGTTCCATATACATTAAGAATCACTGTTGATTTTTGGACAACCAACTATAATCAAAAATTACAATTGGTTGAACAAATAGGAACATTATTTAATCCTGCATTAGAAATTCAAAGTACTGATAACTTTCTAGACTGGACAAGTCTTAGTGCCGTGTTTCAAGATGGATTGACATTTAGCAGTCGTATTATTCCAGTTGGTACTGGAAATCCCA